ACGGTATGTCAAATGGATTGTCAATGAGCCTGCTAATGTCCAGAGTATCAGGTCTGCGGTAGGAGGTGTCACAGTCAAGCACAGTAAGGTACTTATTGACTATAGGGATAGAAAGGAAAGGGGTCAAGGACCCGAGTGAGGAAGACGACGGATCAGAGTGCCCCCTGTATAAGAACTCAGCTAAGCATGAGACTGGTAAGCCCCCTAAGTTCGATGGGATTAAGCTCAGCAAAAGTGCTAGCCCCCCCTGGTTAGCATTTGCCATCAATGTTCGGGGCAATTCCCACTGCTCAGGCTTACCATACAACACAGATGATCGGAACTCTCTACGAATCATCCAGTTCTCTAGAAACTTTGAGAACATGAAACATGCCAGTGTGTTGTTAGATCTGTCTGTCATGGAGCTGCCTTGTGCTGATAGTGTTCCTATCATACTATGGAGTGTTGGCATGTCAGAATCTGGGTGTGGAAACATCCTAGACAACACCTTGAATGAAGACTCTAATTTCACACCCTTGAACCACATATTCTTGCCGTAGGTACAAAACCGAGTAGATTGGCTGCATTCTTCAGCCTTGACTTCATGCCCGACGTTGGTAGCAGCCGTTTCTATAGATGATACTAAGCTCAGGGCTAGGTCTCTTACCCTGACCTTGTATTGATCTGGGGACTCCCATGCCTTTCTAGCTACTGTAACATAGAGAACGAGGTTATCTGCTTGGCATGTTATTGTGTACTGAACACCAAACCTCCAAATATCCCAATGTAGCATGGCTAATGTATATACGGCCCAAAATTTCTGACAAGTTCCCTCATTACCTCTGCCATCGTTGAACCATATCCCTGGCTGTGCAGGAGGGTCACCAGTCTCAGGTATATCAGTAGGGACGAAGCTAGGATGACGTAAAATAAATATACACTTCTCAAAAAACCTGTGGACGAATGTGTACAATTTTTGAACACCGAGGAGTTGGTTTAGCCGGTGTCCTATAGGATCGGTCATCTCTGCTGTGAAGTGGGTGTTCCAAGAGCTTAGGTCCAGCCCTATAGTAAGGACATGAGTGTCTTCTGATTGCTTCGTGATGGCGAGAAATGTTTCTTCCTCTTCCTTGGCATTCATGGTCATGGTTTGTTGCGGAATGTAAGGGAAGATTTTTGTAGCAAGATTTGCCTCTAGATTATTGAAGAAGCATCGCATCCAGAATACCATCATAGCAAAAATCCTACCAAGCACCTTCATCTCTCGTTCCTTAGGGTGGACTGTTACTATGTGCCAGTCATAGGGGATAGTGTCATCTATTACCATTTGACAGACCTCTTTAAGCGTCCCTTCATTCTTTAGAGCTTCTATCACTACCCGTTTTGATGTAGATGGTTCTTTTGTCTTGAATGGGAGAGCCCCAGACCAGGATGAGGCAAGTTCTGATCGTTTATAGGACAAGCTCTTGTCTGTGACTAAGCTTAAGATGTCCTCGCCATAATCAAAGTCATCTACAGCTGTGAAAGTAGCATAGTCCCAGTCACTAGGGTCGTAGATTGTCAAGCCTAATGGCAAGGGCTGGTGATTGCTGTTGTACAGACGCTCAAGTTCAGTGGGTCTCCCTTCCTTTGGCTTGAAGATTAGTCCTGGCCAGTGTTTTCGCTTGTCAATGAAGCCTTTAGTGAACATGTGGCAGAAGCTCCATTCTACACTCTTAATCCCCATATATGTCGCAGTAGACTCTTGCTTGGACAACTCTTCTTTCGCTGCACAACCACCTAGAGCATTTACATATGGGTGCCCGCACATTTTCATCATGGAATAGATTTGGCTCAACCTATTAGGGTCTGATATCCCCCGTACGTACCCGATTAGAACTTCTCCAGCAGGTTCAAAGTTACCTATAAGATCGAGTGCCACTCTAGCTTTCCTCTCTCTAGCTGTATACTTGTCCAGCATGAACTGTGTCTGAGCCCTACTGTCCAATATCTCCTCAGACAGCTCAATTAAGCGGCACGTGAGCAAAGGCTCTATTCCTTTGATAATCTCATATGCAGTATTTCCCAAGGTTTCCAACAGCGTGAACCCCCAGTTAGTGATAAATGATAGGTCGTCAGGCATATGGGAGTGACTCCTGTCAATCATGCTGTATAAGTGAGTTAGCCAGGCTCCAAATGCGATATCCTTCATCATCAAAACCACATCATAAGAACATACCACCGAAGGTGTTATACATGTCAATACTACTAAGTCCCGGGACACGAGCCCGTATGCTGTTGTTGCCCAGTGCTCAGGTCGACGCCTTCGTGTTGATGCGGGGCAAGATTCAATGATACTCTGCCAGACCATGGCTTTCCGATACTTTTGACAAAGATCATCAGGGAGTTTATCAGGGAGGCTAACACCATGATGCCCGCTTAGCTCATCGTACCCAACACATGAAGACTTTAACCAGTCAGCCATAGAGTTGTATAGGATCCGTGTATCACCCATACTGGCCTGCAAAGTTTCCCTAACCACATCTAGCTTTAGATTGAGATCATCAACCTGTTTGAGGATTGTGCCTGTGTTGTTTGGGGTATGTGCAACAATTGTACCTGGTGCAAACCTGAGGCCTGACACTCTAGACAGGCTTATAGCAAGGTCTGTGGCTTGGGCCTTGTGGGATTGGTTTGGCAGTTTTAACCTCTCTCTCATCTGGTTGGTCTTGTCCGGTTCCCACAGTGCATCCAAAAAAGGCCCATACAAGTGGTTTGAGAGGGGGGACGACAGCGTGAATTCCTTAGACATATTGCGTGTAGGTAAGGGTATGGCTCTAGGGTAGACCTTAGGGTTTATATAGAGTTGTTGGATCTCAGTTTTTTATAACTAACATGTTTTGTATATTACCTCTGATGGTCTTAAGCAAAGTGGAAAGTTACTCATGAGCTCCACTTTCCCAACGGCACATGTAGGTGTAGGGGCCTACTTGTCTAATCACACCAGGCTTCATCTCCCTCAGGTTCTTTCTCATCCTTTGTCTTAGCCATATTGCCTTGAACAATAATGAACAGTTCTTCGTACTTGTCCCTATACCAGTCC